GGTATTTAAAGATGGCGAAATTCATTACGATAATCCAGTTGCACAAGGTGATGTTGTTGGTTATTTAAGAGAAGAAGATGTTACCGATGCTATGTTAGTAATTCAAAAATTTAAATTATGAGTATATTTAAACAACCCAAATTATATTTGGTACTAATTTTTCTAGCTTTTCTAACTTCTACTGTTTTGTATCTAAAACAAAAAGAAGAACTTATTAAATGTCAGACTGATAAATACCATATCGATGGTGGTGATATTGAAAAGGCAAGATTAGAATATCAAAGGGATAGTTTGCAAGCTGAATTATTTGTGAAATCTATTGAATTAGGAAGGTATGAAGATGCATTTTCAATCTTTACAGAAAAAAATCCAAAAGCATCGGAACAATTTAGTGATATAATTTTAAAAGAAACTGAATAAAAAATGGAAAGAAAAATCCTAAAACAAGAGCCTAAAAAGGAAATACACATGAATGTATTACCTAAAGAAGATGAAATAAGGGCAATTCAATATGATGATCCTCGATTGATTAGAGAAATTGAAGAAATGTATCCTGAAATGACTGATGAATTTAAACGAATTATGTTTACACAATACGAATTATTTTGTAAGAAACAATCAAATTATGGGCCATCAAATATTTCAGTAGGAACTTCATTAGAAAATGAAGATGATATAAAACTATCTTTGACTGGTCTTTGGTTTAGAATTAATGATAAAATTCAGAGATTAAAACAGTTGGTTATTTTAAACAAAAAAGATAGTGTAAATGAATCAATTGATGATACATTTATGGATTTATCAGTATATGGTATTATTGCTCAAATTGTTAAAAATGGAAAGTGGGCAAAATAAGTTTTTGAGTAAAAAAATCTACAAAATTTCGGTGTGATTTTTGAGATTTTTTATATTTATAAGTACACACCGCGAGTAGGAAAGACTCGTAAATAAAACCATAAAACAACTTAATTATTAACATTTAAAACGAAAAGAAAATGGCATTAGACATTACCGCAATTAGAGCAAGGCTCGGAAAATTGCAAAACACTCAAAAGAAAACCGAAGCGTTGTGGAAACCCACACCCGGTAAACATCAAGTTCGTATTGTTCCCTACAAATTTAACAAAGACAATCCATTCATCGAACTTTATTTTCATTACAATATTAACAACAAAACTTATCTATCACCCGTTTCATTTGGTAGACCCGACCCAATCGTTGAGTTTGCTGATAAATTGAAACGTATGGGAGATAAAGAAGATTGGAAGGCAGCTAAGGCTATGGAGCCAAAGTTGAGAACTTTCGTACCTATTATTGTTAGGGGTGAAGAAGGAGATGGTGTACGTTTTTGGGGATTCGGTAAAACTGTGTATCAAGAAATTTTAGGATACATAGCAGATCCAGATTATGGAGATATAACCGACCCAACTGCGGGAAGAGATTTGACTGTGGAATATGTATCTGCTGAAGATGCAGGAACATCATATCCAACTACAACATTAAGAGTAAAACCAAACCAGACACCACTTTCAGAAAATACTGAAAAGGCCAAATCTTTTATAGAAGACCAAACAGCAATTACTGAATTGTATCAAGAACTTTCTTACGATGAATTGAAAACCGTATTAGAAAGTTGGTTAGACCCAACAAAATCAGCACAATCTACACAAACTGAAAAATCAGTAGCAGAAGAAACATTAAGTACCAAATCTGTTTCACATGATTTAGGAGGTCCTGTTGAGAAAGAAACTAAAAAAGTTTCAAAAACAACTTCTGATGTAGAGGCTGCGTTTGATGATTTATTTAACTCTTAATTAATTCCTTTTTATGGCAAAAAAACAAGCTGTCGATTTGGCAGACATCCTTGCGGATGAACTCAATAAACAATCAAAAGACCAAAAAGTAGCATTTTTTTTAAATGATGATGCAACTCCAACTAACGTTGAGGGTTGGGTATCAACAGGCTGTGCTATGTTAGATGTTGCGATTTCAAATCGTCCATACGGTGGTTTGCCTGTTGGTAGAATTGTTGAAATCACTGGATTAGAACAAAGTGGTAAATCTCTTTTATCAGCCCACTTACTTGCAGAAACTCAAAAACAAGGTGGTGTTGCTGTTTTAATTGATACTGAAACTGCGGTTAGTAGAGATTTTTTAGAAGCAATCGGTGTGGATATTTCTAAACTTCTTTATGTATCTGCGGATTCAGTAGAACAAATTTTTGATTTTACTGAAACAATAATTGAAAAAGTAAGACAAACTGATAAAGATAGATTGGTAACTATTGTAACCGATTCAGTAGCAGCGGCTTCAACAAAAACTGAACTTGCAGCTGATTATGGTAAAGATGGTTACGCTACTGATAAAGCAATTATCATCTCAAAGGCAATGAGGAAGATTACCAATATGATTGGTAGACAAAAAATTCTCCTTGTTTACACAAATCAACTTCGCCAAAAGTTAAATGCAATGGCATTTTCTGACCCTTGGACAACATCTGGTGGTAAAGCACTTGCTTTCCACGCATCTGTAAGATTACGTTTGAAAGGTATGGGTCAAATTAAAAGTAAAGTAGGTGGACAAGATAAAATTGTTGGTATGAAAGTTCGAGCACAGGTTATCAAAAACCGAATGGGCCCACCATTAAGAGCTGCTGATTTTGATATCTTCTTTGATAGAGGTATTGATAACTATGGTAGTTGGTTAGGCGTAATGAAAGAATATAAAATTGTAAAACAGGCTGGAGCTTGGTATGAATATACTGATACAGATAGTGGAGAAATTATCAAATTCCAATCAAAAGATTTTATAGGATTGATGGGAGAAAGAAGTGATGTAAAAGAACAAATTTATAAATCTATTTGTGAAAATACTATTCTTCAATATAAATCAGATACTATGGATATTGAAAGTCTTGAAGTTGATGGTGAAATGGTTGGAGAAGATTAAAAAACAAATATATGAGTAAATTATATGAAATGTTAAAAGCAACTGCAATTGCTGATAAAACTAAAGCATTATTAACTTTGGAATTATTAGAATATAAAGCTGTGGGAATAGGTGACCATTCAACCGAAGATTTTTATAAAAATGCGGAAGATGCACTAAAAATGTTAGTCGATGCAAATGATAGATTAGAAGCTTTAGAAAAATATTTTCCACTACAATAATGAAAGAACTTTACAAAGACATACTTAATTCGGTAGAGAAAGAACACAATGAAAATATCGATAAACATAAAAACACCAGAGTTCTTATTATCGATGGTTTGAATACATTTATTAGGTGCTGGTCATCTATTCCTACAATGAATGATGATGGTGACCATGTTGGTGGTGTAGTTGGTGTTCTTAAATCAATTGGTTACGCAATTAGAATGACTCAACCGACAAGATGTATTGTAGTGTTTGATGGTAAAGGTGGTTCTCAAAAGAGAAAAAAAAGATTTGATGGATATAAATCCCAAAGAGATTCCAATAAACTCCGAGTAAACCGTCAGTATGCAGATTTGATGAATGATGAAGATGAGAAAGAATCAATGAAACGCCAATTCGTTTGGCTAATAAAAATTCTTGAATATCTTCCAGTCACAACAATGATATATGATGGTGTAGAGGCTGATGATGTAATTGCATATATTTCAACTCAACTTCTTAAAGAGAATGAACAGGCGGTGGTAATGTCTACTGATAAAGATTTCCTCCAATTAGTAGATGATAAAACCATCGTCTGGTCACCTACCAAAAAGAAAATTTATAATAAAAAAAGTGTTAAAGAAGAATATGGAATTGAATCTCAAAATTTAATACTATATAGAATATTAGATGGTGATACATCTGATAATATTCCTGGTGTATATGGGTGTGGTATAAAAACTTTAATCAAAAGATTACCAGAAATTACAGATACAAAAAAGCTTTCAGTTAATGATCTCTTTACACTTTGTGAAGAAAAAAAGATTGAGACAAAAAATAAAATTAAATTATACGGAGAAATATTAGAATCTAAAGAGCAAATTCTAATGAATAGGGAATTAATGCAATTAGATAATCCCGATATTAGTGGTATAATTAAAATGCAAATTTTAGAAAAATTTAATGAAGAATTAAATCCATTGAATAAAATTGATTTTATTAAAATACTTTTAAAGTATAAAGTTATCAATAATTTTGGTGATATAAATGATTGGTTAAAAACAACATTCAATAATTTTGTAATTGAATAATATATGATAATAGATTTTAATCGATTTGTAATATTTTATTCAAATAATTGTTGGATTCTTACCAAAGAAAAAGTTGCATCTTCATATCTGAAGGATAGATTTGAAACTGAATGGTTGGAAGTTGATATAAATAATTTTTCTTTAGAGATTCATCATATTAATTTTGAACATACACAAAATGCACAAATTTCTAAACAAAATTATGCTGAGATACAAGAAAAATTCGAATCTGATTGGAATGACCTGATTTCCAATAACAACAAATCTAATAAATTTATTTTTTTGCTGAGAAATCCAATTAATAAATTCATAACTGGATGGGTACAAGATTCTATATTACGAAAATTAAATGATGGGTATCGTCAACGAGAATATGAAAGACTTGAGACTATATTCACAAATGATGAAGTTAAATCATTTTCAAATTATATAACCAATAGGATAACTAAAGAACAACAATTAGGCCAAATTTATTTTCCAGATGTTGAAGATTTACCATTAAAATATAAAGATATTTTTGAAGAATTTTGTTTTCCAAAAAATAATGATTTTTTTAAAAATGACATTCAAACTTATTTAGATTTAACAACAGCAGGACATCCTTCTGAAAATTTATATCTGATATGGAGATTGTGTTTTGGTAAATCTATAAATTTTGATTGTAGTGATATTCATATAATTGATATAGATTTACAACATTTAGAATTAAGTTTAGGTGAAAAATTTGACATTCGCTTTGTTGAAAAAAATGTAAATTACAACAAAAGAGGTGAATATTTAAAGAATAGAGCATATAGTTATTTAGCTAAAAATCACAAATGTGTTAATAGTATTTTACAAATAGAGATATTATTTTGGTATGAAATTATAAACAAAATATATCCAAAAGAACGATACGATTCAAATATATCTTCATTGTTAAAACCAATAACATTATATAAAAAAACCTACTTCATACCAGAACATTTAGATTTTTATAATTTTCAAACTCATATGAATTGGTTTACATATGAACCAAAAGTGGTTCATTTAACTTATACGAATTAGTGGAAAATATTAAAGATTATTTTAAGAAGTTTTATGGAATGACACCATATCTTCGAATTGAAGAAGAAGAGTGGCAGTATATTCTAAAAACATATGATAAAGATGAGATTGTAGAAACTCTATCTGAAGTATGTCATACATATCCATTACCCATACCTGTTTATACAAATGTTGAGGTATTAGAGGATTATAAAAAACTAAAAGGAACTTGGTGGCATGATATTTTAATTGAAGGAGATTGGTTTCCAAGAAATGGTAGAGAAAGTAAATATCCACTTACGTTTGATGGTAAGTTTATGTACTTTAAAAAGTATACCGTTGGCAATAAAGCATCTAATAAATTCCACGTAGAAAATCGATATAAAGTTGATTGGGTAAGAGGCCCATCCGGTTGGAGAACGTGGCAGACGGTCGAAGGAATAAAGACTATTGTTAGA